GTAAATCTATTACCGCATAAAAGAATTTCGCCGTAGGGAGGCTCTTAAGAAATGACCGACGTTGCTTTGATCCTAGAACAGCTAAAAAGCTGGAAGAACGGTTACCTGCCCCCGTCTGCGGCAATCCTTATGGGAGAGGCTCACGACCTTATCGAAGAGCAATCCCAACAGATTGCAGACCTAAAAGATTCACTGAATAGCGCCCTCTCACGTTTGGAAGAGAAGTGTTCGTTTCCAAAACGTAAAGCAGACCCACAATGGTGAGGCCATTATTTGAAACACAGGGTGATCTCGCCAAGGAGAGGGCTGTCATTGAAAGAGTAGTTGGCGACAAGTTTGAAGTTCGCAAACTGCCTATCAAGTATCAGGCTGACTTTGGATTATTTGAAAACTCAACAGGTAACCTAAAGCGGTGGGTAGAGGTTAGATGCAGAACGACGGCCAGTCACGCATACCCAACACTGATTGTTAGTCTAGACAAGATTATGGCTGCTGAAAACCTTGTGAGGTCTACGGGCATCCCGTTCGTATTTATGTGCGAGTGGACGGATACAACCGGCACGGTGAGAATAAACAAGGCAAGCGACTACGATATTAAGTGGGGTGGACGCAATGAACTCAGAGATTGGCAGGATGTCGAGCCTGTATGCCACATACCAATCTCTCACTTTAAAATGATTAACAATGAGAGACAACATGATTAGCGACAAAGACAGAGTAAAGCTCCTTCAGGAAATGGTCTTGCGATATCAAGAGGAGGTTGAGCAACTCCACAAGGAAATGGCTGAACTATACGCTCAGATTGAGAAGCAGAAAGACCGCATACAAGAGTTGGAAGACATGCGGAGGATGCACTGATGAAGTTTAGAGTTTTTGATCCCTACAAAGAGGTAAGCGATAAAAAGGCCAAGGAAAGATTTGAGGAGCGGAAAGCTGCTAAAGAGGGGCTTAAAAGGATACAAGACAACCTACACAAAGACCCCCTCAAGAAAGCCTTTAATGCCCTAAAGGGTCATCAGGGTAGAAATAAATCCCTTGGCAACGTGAAGGTTACGCTGCCTAAGCTAAAGTTCCTCGATAATGAATGAAGACTTAGCACCCAAAGATAAAGACCCTATTGCAGAGCTAATTAAAGAAGTTAAGAAGCTACGCAAAAAAATAAAGAAACTGAAACACACGATAAGGAGAAAGAAATGACGACAATCGATAATAAAGTAAACAAAGATATTTACCGCAAGATCGGTATTATGTTGAACGAAAATGTTATGAACAATCCCCAACATGCTACTCTCCAGAACATAAATGTTCTGTGCTTACTTCTGGGGGCGTATATGTGCATGATGGAAAAGGATAAAAAAGAAGAAGTAATAAATCAATTAAACAGCATAGCAAATCAGAAAAATCTTAAAGAAATGATGATGAAAGAACGCAGGATGAAAAGCAATTAGGATTAATGACATGCAGAAAAACAAAAGACGATTATCTGACATGGCAATATATCCAGAAGATATCAAACCGACAAAGAAGAAGAAGAAAAAGAAAGAAAAGGAAGACGCTTTATGGGATTTAATGTGTATGAATAAATTTATTGCATTCAAGAAAATGCTGCTTTTTGACGAGCAGTCTAAGCCTGTAGAAGAACAAGACGAAATGAGAATTAAATATTTAACCATCAGCATAAATTGGCTAATGAAAGAATATAACGAAATGGTGGGGAAATGACTGACGAACATGTTAAGCACCTTGAACGCATGCTAAAGGAAAAAGAACGGCAGCTGGCGGCTACGCGTAATGCAATTGAAATATACGCTAAAGAAAAGCAAGACCTGCGCCAATGTTTAGAATGGTTTGTATCTGACAGACGTGAAATGTCTTTAGAGAAAGCGATTAAATCATCAAAGGCCGTATTGAGAGGTAAAGGCTTATGACTGACTATTCAGAACTTATACTCCTACTTCGCCAAACAAGGGCGTCGCTGCTGGGGACTTTTGACGAAGATATATATGTTAATTGTCAGGAAGCCGCCCATGTTATTGAAACGCAAGCAAAGCGTATAGCAGATTTGCAAAAAGTATTAAGCAAAGCTGATGAAAAAATGGAACGACTTGAGCAATATATGGATAGGATTCAGAACTTAATTGCGTTCTTCCATGCCGACATACAGGTTGCGATTTGTAAGGATAAGAAATGACTGAATGGAAGGGAACAATAAAGGGCACTGAGGATACATACCCTCATCTTTCTTCTGTAAGAGATAGGTTTAAAGAAAACGATGATATTGTTCATGCAGCCATTTGTGACGCGGCATTATCACTAATTAGTGAACAATCATTGGAAATACACAGGCTGCGTGAGTCGATGAGAATTTTGTCGTATCTAGACCCAAGTATAAAAAACTACGTCGACAATCCGTGGGCTGTGGCTCATCAGGTTCGTGAGCATGTTAGGGGTCGGATTGCTGAACTAGAAACAGCGTTAAATCCGTTTGCTTTATCAGCAAACGAATATGATAATCCGTGTTTTCCATACCATGATAGTAGCTTGCAGACAGGTCTTCCTGTTGGGTGGTTGCGCCAAGCTCGTAAGGTATTGGGAGAGAAGTAATGAGTAATATTATAGATTTTGACGAAGTAAGAGTAAGAAAATATCTTATTGACGCTTTATACAGCTTCAAAAGAAATTTTCCTGATAGCGATTATCAACGTGGATATTTAGCGGCTTTATGCGCTGTTTATCGTGAGGCATTAAACGGGGGTTCCGACGAGCTTTTAGTATTTTGTAGGACGTTATCGGAGTTAAGCGATGAGTGATTTTATTGAGCAGCTTATTGAAGCTATCGAATATATTGGAATACTACCTTCTGTTTTTTTTGTGACGATATGGCTTGCCACAATCCGATTTATTATTTGGGGGTGCTGAAAAAATGACTGACTATTCAGATCTTGTTCAGCGATTGCGTGACTATCCAGTATGGACTGGTGACTGCCACGACGCGGCAGACGCTATTGAGGAGCAAGTAAAACGCATTGCGGATTTAGAACATCAACTGAGAGTCGAGTGTGACGCATATCTCTGGAACCGCAAACGTATGTCGAGACGTATTGCGTTTTTAGAATATTGGATGGAGAAATTGTTTAAATTTTGCAGTTCTCCCGAAGCCCAACGCAATCATCTGACAATGGCGACAGAGATTCCTGACTATTTAATTATGGAAGGTGAGGATATTCTGCAACATCTTGAGGAAAGATCGGATTTGGAGAAAGTTGATGGGATTATTTAATGGACCACCAGTAACCGACGCACAGAGAGACCTAGTGGCAATGACAGATGCACGAACCAGAGAATGGTATCTGGAAGCTAAAATTGCAATGTTGAATATGCGTATTGCTGAGTTGCAACAAATAGTAGCACGAATTGTAGAACACAACGACATAGACAGCCAAATTCCTGAGTATAAAAGATGGGAAATATTAGTGGCTGATGCTCGTAAAGTAATAGAAGATAATGTGGCAGATTGGGAGGCGGCATGTCGCGATTTAGGAGAGAAGTGATGGCTGGCAACTATGCAACTGACGAACAAATTGACGCCTTAGAAGAAGAAGTATCGGAATTATTAGCCCGCATTGCTGAATTAGGGGTAGCATTAAAACCGTTTGCTGACGCCAGCGACCTTCATCTTGGCAGCGAGGATATGTCGATAGCGTTTGGCATAACTATTAAAGACCTACGCCAAGCCCGTAAGGTATTGGGAGAGAAGGAATGATATTTCCCTATCGGGAATAACATGGGTAAAACTAACCCATAAAGGTAATATTTTACTGAGCGGTAAATATCACAAATCCCGCATAAATAAAGATTATGTCAAATCTCACATACGGCAAAATGCCGTATTATAAAACAAACTGAGCTATGAGAAACAGTTCTATAAATCAGACCGCAGTTTGTGCGTAGAATATTGGTGCTAAAATCCGCAAATGATGCCGAGTAACGACAATATAAAGTGTCGCCTTTCTACTACAAATGTCTCATATATGGATCACGAAGGCTACTAAAGAACCAAATTTGATACGGAGAGAACGATGGCTGATATAATAACTAGACTAAGAACAGAGGGGTCATATGATGGAGTTTTTAATGCCCCTAAAATACAAATAGAGGCAGCAGAAAAGATTGAAGAACAGTTAATAATGATGGAAACACTAATAACTTTTTTAACCATTAAAGCTGAAAAAATTAATAAATTAGAATCAGCGATAGATAAAGCGGCTGAATTGGCATACGAACACTGGCATAGTTGGCCAGCGGATGAAATCAAAGCTGCTATTCTAGAGTTAAAAAAATGACAGATATTACAAAGTTAATCCGATCTATCCCTATCTGGAAGTTTCCAGTAGACGAAAAGATAGACGGTGAGCTTTGGTATAACTGGAACGAGATATTATCGGATGCTGCCGACGAGATATCTATGCTTAGAGATATTCTGACGGATGATCAGTATAAGAAAGTATACGGCAAAAAGAGAAAGAAAAAAGAATGATAGACGCGACTTGGCTATTTATAAGCTTTGTAACGGGTGCATTCTTTGGCCTGCTGCTAAAGCTATATTTTGATGAAATGAATGACAGAGAATAGCTAAAATATAGAGGGAAAAATGATTAATCCAATCACATCTAAGGGTGTTTACGATATATCTGGAAATATATCTGGAAATGTTGAAAGAGCTGCTGATTCCATTTCTGAAACAAGCCAAGAGAAAGCATTTAAAGAGGGTTGGAACAAGGCAATAGAGTCGGCAGCGATGACAGCCAAGCAGTGGGGACCGCCAAAATGGTCATGGAGCGAAAGCTCGCTTATTTATAATGACGCTTGCGATGAAATATCAGAGGCCATTAAAGGATTGAAAAGATAATGGGTATAGACATTTCTGGATTTACCCCAGTTTTTAACGAGGCTAGGAAGGAAGTCGGCATGTCTTATGATAATTTCCGATCAGATCCTGCCTTTCATTTCCTTAGGCCAGTCAGAGAGCAAGTATACGCAGTTGATCACGAGGCATTAAAGATAGCATTAGACACAAATGTTGAGTTGGCTCTTAAATATTTAAGATTGAAAAAACCTAATTTTGGATATGAAGGGATGGAGTATCACCCACTTGATATGATTGATTGCCGTCACATTATGATGAGCACAGTATTGTTCGACCACCTACCAAACGCCAACAGAGTTATTGAAATTGGTGGTGGGTTTGGCAATTGGGCTAGGTTAAACATTAAAATTCATGGGATTAGAACATGGTCTATTATAGATTTGGATTTTGTTCTTAACTTACAGAGGTGGTATTTAGAAAAAACTCTAAGTCCAGAAGAATTTTATAAAGTTTATTTTACAGACATAGATGAAATAAAAGAAATTATTCCGCTTTGGGATGATACGGCTGATGTTGCCATATGCTCGCATAGCTTAAGTGAGGTAAGCTTAGAATATTTTATGGGATATTTACCGTTATTGAAGAATATTCCTTATATATTTTACGCTAGGCATCAGCATTACCCAAATCCAGATCTTTCAAAACAGAAATTAGATATTTTATTGGAGCATTTTAACATTACAAAGAACATTACCCACGAAAACGGGTTAGTAGACAACTTTATCCTGAAAAGAAAATAAAATGATCCCAATTAAAGTTATTGCGGTGTCTCTTTTTGCGTGTTTATTTGGGTCAATATTAACAATTTGGGAGATATTGAAGTGAGTAGAATATCCGATGCAATCACGGCTGCTGCCAAGGAATATGACATCCCTAGAGACCAGATTTTTGGGCTGAAAAGAGTAGGGACTAAAAAGGATATCCGCGTTTGTGCGGCTCGGTGGCGTGTAATCTATACACTCAGGAGCATGGAGAAGCCGTTGACCTATCCCCAAATTGGCAAAGTATTAAACTTAGACCATACAACTTGTATTAATGCATATAAAAAGATGAAAGAAACAAACGGAACCTATTTTGACAATCAATTAAATAACCTTAATAAGGGAACAATAAGGCTGCATAGAAATAGAAAGAAAAAATGGATACTTGCTGCGTTAAAACAACAATTTGATAAGGGAATATTTATAAAAGTTTGATTTCGGAAGGAGTTTTAACATGATTACAAGGGAAGCGTTGCTAGACAAAATGTCTCAACAAATATCAGATGAATTAAGTGTCCCGAATAGCCCAATTATCACGAAGGCGTCACAAGTAGCATTTAGGGTAGTCGCCTTAAATGTGATTCTACCTCTACTAGATGTGCTAGAGTTTGATGCCAAGCCTGTATTTCGTGAGGTTACCATTAACCAAGTACGAGATTTGCTTACTGAACCGGAAACCCCACAACTCGACAGGTAAGAAAGGTTGAAATCTATGGAGGTATTAAATGACTTTTGATAACTTCTTTATGATTATCCTCTTCATGCAGTTCTCAGTCGGCATTATTATCTCGGCGTGGGCTCTGACTATATTAAATAAGCGCGATCAAAACTAAGGATTAAGTTATATGTCTAACCCGTTGTTTATTCCTGCCTATTGGCCGCTGTTTAAAACTCACGAACTGCGTCGTTTTGACTACTCAGCCCCAGACGCACCGAGTTTTACCAGTGTTTTTAGCTATGATGTTGGCTCCGACTCAATGTTATATAACAATTACGGGGCGGACTTATCGTGGCTTAACAAGTGGTATTACCAATACCGCACCGGATTTGGAATAGCCGAGTGGCGTGATGACTATCCTAACAATAAAAAGGTAGTTTTAAGCCCTCCGATTGGGTGGGGAGAGTTTCAAGCCATTGGATCGGTATATCGAAATCAGCCAAAGTTTGATTTCTTTAAATCCTCCCCTCCAGCAACGGGCTCTGGCGAGCAAATTGTTAGTTTTGAGCAGCTTCTTACCTCATATACGGCTGCTGGCGTTACGTATGACAACGTTTTGGTGTTTTCGTATCTGCAATCGTGGAACGGAAAGCCAGCTAGTGGAGCTCGTTACTGGATGCAGCTAGGTTTAGGACCGGTCGCTACGCAGTTTTTGACGCAAGATGCCAAAGATCCAACCAAGATTACCGAGACGGTGGTTTGGGAAGCTAAAGTAACAAGGGTAAATGCGTGACAATAGAAGAAGCCATAGACGTTTGGTTCTTTACAGGGTTAATAATATTTTCTATCGCCGTCATATGGGTGTTACTGAATGCTGATTAAGGTTCTAGCCTTCATTGGTGCCTACGTGGTTATAAAGAAAGTTGTAAAACTTCTTTATGGTTTTCTCTTTGAGAACAAGCATCAGACAAAATACAAGAGGCATTGGCTGGACGATGATTGATATACTTACCAGAATTAAAACAAAGCTTGGCAGAAGATCTTTTCTAAACCCATATGAAGATTTATTAACAGACGCCAAGGATGAAATTATTGTTTTGCGGCGATCATTGAGAGAAGTGGTTGAGAAGGCTGCTAAAATAGTAGAAGAATACGAAGTTTATGACCCATATATCGTAGGCAAAATGAAAATTAAGGCCAGACGCGAGGAAATTGCCGCTCAAATCAGAGCGTTAGGTGCAGATTCTTCTAATTGATAACACGACTTGATTTTATTCAGTAAATTTAGTAGGATAATGCAGATTGCACAATTGTGAGATATATTCCCCATGCACAATCTTGCGGATATAGAAGCTCGTTGTGACGAGATCAAAGTCCGTATAAATCAAATACTTAAAGAAATAAGCAAAGGCCCTGTTGAGGGCCAAAATGACGTGTGGACTTCTCTTACAGAAGAGATGGTTTGTCTTATAGTCGAAGCTAAAGCATTAGACAGTAGTTTAATCAATGCTAGAGAAACAGCGGCACATCTTTTAATGTGTCCTTGTTCCGGCCCACATTAATTTTGTATCATTACAACATCTTACGGCTCTTTAATAGCACTATTAAAATAGTGTGTCAAGGAATAAAATATGGAAGATCCTCGCCACCTCCGACTGCCTGAGCCAGAAGCTCCAGAGGCGGAAAAGGGAGAAACAATAGACCTAGGTGACTTAGATCTTATCAAGAAAAAGCCCGACGCTATTGTTGTTGACCTCCCAGACGGTGCTGTCACCATCAATTTCGGAGGATTATCTCTACCCAATGATGAAGAGGCGAGTGACCACGACGCTAACTTGGCTATGTATGTGGGTAGCGGCGTTCTCAGTGGCGTTTCAGATGAATTGCTAAGGCTTATACAGGACGACATCACCCGCCAAGAACAACGGTTGCAAGACGTCGTGAGAGGTATTGACCTCTTAGGCATTAAGCTCGAAGAGCCAAGGTCTGAACCAAATGACGAAGGCATATCGGTTGTTAGGCACCCTCTCTTACTTGAATCCGTTCTTAGGTTCCAAGCGAACGCTCGTGGAGAGATGCTCCCCGCAGACGGTCCGGTTAAGGTTTCGAATGAGGGTGATGGCACGCAGCAATTGGACGAAGAAGCGGATCAACTCGAGCAAGACTTCAACCATTACCTCACGGTCGGTGCTCCTGAGTATTACCCCGATACGGATCGGATGTTCTTCTCACTGGGACATGGCGGAGAGGCTTATAAAAAAGTATATTGGCATCCACTCAAAAGACGTCCTGTCTCAGAAACGATTGATCGTAAGGACATTATACTCTCAGACGGTGCGGTATCACTTGAGGCTTGTGGCCGGATCACGCATCGCTCAAGAATGCGTCCAAGCATCGTCAAGCAAATGCAGCTCGCGGGTGCGTGGCGGGATATCGCGTTAAGTAATGGCGTTACGATGCCCGACCTTAATGTTGTTGATCGCAAGCTAGACGATATTGCAGGCTTAATGCCTAAGATGAATATCGGCCTAGAGGATAGTGACCGAGAGATATACGAGTGTTATTGTGAACTTGATCTTAATGGTTTTGAGCACACAGAAGACGGCGAGAAAACGGGCCTACCGCTTCCATACAGAGTAACGATTGATAAGGATAGCCGCCAGATCCTTGAGATAAGACGCTGGTGGGCAGAGGGGGATAAAAGCTATGTCCGCCAAGAAGTCTTTGTTGAATACGTTTTCGTGCCAGCTTTCCCTGGGGTTAATCTTGGGTTGCTTCATATTCTGGGAAACGCTAGTCGCGCTCTTACTGCGGCTTGGCGAATTGCTCTTGATAATGGCATGTTGGCTAATTTCCCAGGCGGCATTATGGCTCGATCCACAGGTAAGCAACAGACGACCAGCATCCGAGTTGGCCCAGGCCAGGTTGCGCCTATGGATGTTGATGGCGTCCCGCTTAACCAAGCGTTTATGCCCCTCCCCTACAGAGATGTAACAAGCGGGTTTATGAGCATCATTCAAGACGTAGAGCAAACATCTCAACGTCTGGCAGGAACCGCAGAGACGGCTGTCGGAGAGGGGCGTAGTGACGCTCCGGTAGGTACGACGATAGCTCTTATTGACCAAGCCCAAAAAGTTATTAACGCCGTCCACAAGCGTATGCACTCTGCCCAGCAAAAAGAGTTCAGCCTATTAAAAGATCTTTTCCGCCGAGACCCAGAGGCTATTTGGCGTAACAATAAAAATCCAAATTTCGAGGGTGATAAGCAGAACCTTCTAGCAGCATTGAATAATAACGACATTGTTCCAAAGGCGGACCCTAACACGGCAAGCCAGTCAATGCGTATTCAAAAAGCCATAGCTATCTATACACTTGCACAGCAAAATCCATCTGCATTTAATGAGAAAGCTGTATACACCAAAATATTCTCAATGATTGGCATAGACGACGCTCAATATCTATTTAATGAATCTCAGCCAGCTCCTCCACAGCCAGATCCGGTCCAAGAAATAAACGCTCAGGCTCAGATGGTTGCGGCTCAAGCCAAGATGATGGATGCTCAAACCAAGGCTCAGACAGCCCAAGTGGAAAGCGGCATTAAGGCTGCTGGAATTAAAACCAAAAACCTTGAAGCTATGACGAAGCAGCAAGCTGCGCAAACAGATGCGCAACTGAGTGCTATGGACCAGCAAAATAAACTTCGCCTAGAGCACATGAAGTTGCAGCAGTCGTCGATTGTTCACGGAGACAAAGCAAGACAGGCTGACCGCCACAAGGCTGCGGAAATTAGTGCCAAAGAACGCATGAAGGCTAACGACCACATGCATCAGCTTAATCATCAAGAAAGACAGAATGCCCACGAAAACAATATGAACGGTTTAGATTTGATGGCCGCCGTACGTGAGCATAACGCTAACTTGAATGAAGCTCGGCGCGAGCAAGAAACGCAGATTATCCATGACAGAAATCAAGAGTCTGCTCATAGGCAAAATGAATTAGAAATGGAAAAGATGCGTATCAACCGCGATATTTTAGATCGCTTGATGGCAGCTCCAAAGGGTGAGTCAGAGAGATGACCAAGGGCTTTATAAAAAAAGCACTTCATATATCTCTTCACGCCCCTAAGAAGCCACGCGCACTCAAACTCCTTAAACTCGCAACACCCGCTGATCTTCCGCAGATGAACGAGAAGATCAAAGAGGCACCATTTGCAGCTGGATGGAGACATAATTTTGACGATGGTGGGTTTATTCCTACACCTCCACGTCGCCCAGTAGAGCTATCAGGTGACGATGCATCACGTGCATTTCCCGCTATATGGAAGAATGTTAATCCTATTGTAAAATACAATATGGGTCGTCAGGGTGGTTATGCTGAGACATACCCACCAAGAGAGACAGGCGACCCTAAAAACCCAAAATCAATACGACCTAAAGAGTTTGGTAAAGCTGGCCCGAATGCACGTACGGGTATTGAGGTATATCGCCCAGAAATGACTGGATCGGATTTGGCATTAGAACTTTTACATGCTGATCCAAGAGCTATCTCTACGCGAAATACACTTCTACCAACAATGTCTCCAGAGCAATTGGCTGAGTTGCGTAATAGAAATGATTATAAATATTCTATTGAGGAAAAATTACCTCAGAAAAAAGCCTATGAAAATGCAATGGATGCTGCGGCAAGATCATATTTAGCAAACAAACGAGACCTCCCTCATAATCAAGGCCCCGCAAGAGATATTGATTACATGAATTACACTGATGAGCAAAAGAAGCATCTAGATAATCTATATAATTACATGATGACGGGTGAATATGCTCGCGGTGGAGAGGTGTGGGATAAACCAAGACCAAAAGATTTAGGGAAGCCACACCATCTATCTTCAAAACAAAAAGCAAGCGCCAAGGCGGCTGCAAAAGCTGCGGGAAGACCGTATCCAAACCTTATTGATAACATGCGGGCTGCTAGAGAAGATGGAGGGTCCGTATATAACGCGTTAAGATTAGCAAATAACATTAATAGAAAAAATGGCGGACATGCTCCATACGGGGTTATAGATTATGGGGATAAAATTATTATTGGGTCTCCTCATGGCGATCCTATAGAACTGTCCGACGACATAAAGAAAAGAGTTAAAGAAATCGCATCTAAGCACGGAGCTTGGTATGAAGGTGATGGAAAAGATAATTCTGCTAATCATTCATTGTTTGGAGATAAAAAGGTATATAAAGGTTCTTGGGATGATGCTTCTGCACAAAATATAAGAGGTTATCCAACGGAATACCTTGCTCCGTTATTTAGTAATGTTGATGTGAATAAGCAGCACGAAACATTTGAGAACCCTCGACAAACTATATTTGATAGCCTTTTATCTAATCAAGCAAAGGCTCGTTATTTTAAAGACAGATCATACGATAAAGAAACCTTAGCAAATTTTCTTAAGCAGGGAAGTGAAAAAGACACCGATCTTCTGCGTATGGCTGCATCTCCTGCAACAAAAGATAACTTGCAAAAGTTTTTTTCGACGGGTGAAAAATTAATGTGGCCAGATAACTGGCAAGAATATCCAAATAATTTAGGTAAAATAGCTAAAAAGTTTGAAGATTCTAGAAATAATTTTTTACACAACGCTCCCGCAGGAGTTTACATAACAGGCGCTGGTCATATACCTGAACTTCAAAAATCTTATAAAGATTTGAATGTTATTGGCGGAGAACGTGCGGGATACGCAAAGGGCGGAGGAGCATGGACCCGTAAGGAAGGTAAAAACCCAAATGGCGGATTAAACGCCAAGGGACGTGCTTCTTTAAAAGCTGAAGGTCATGACATTAAGCCACCACAACCAGAGGGTGGCGCAAGAAGAGATAGCTTTTGTGCTAGAATGAAAGGCATGAAAGCAAAGCTAACATCTAAAGAGACTGCAAACGACCCTAATAGTCGTATTAATAAGTCTCTTAGGGCTTGGAATTGTCATGCGGATGGCGGCGTTATTACGGATGCCTTACGCCTAGCACACAAAATACAGCGGAAGAAATGACCATGAGCGATTTAATCAAAAAGGCATTAAAAGTTTCTTCCGGCAACATTCCAAGCGTAAAAGGAATCGCGGGTATACCCCACATTCATGGATACCGTGGGTCTAAAAAAATATCTGTATTGGACTATCCAAATCCAAATACTAAACTACGTCAGCATTTTGCGGCTGGGGGTAACCCAACATGTGTAGTCACATGTGACCCGAATAATCAGACATCTGGCCCATCGGGCGTTAACGCGGTAACAATTAACCCAATAGGTGGTCTTACTAATCCAACAGATCTTACCAAAGGTACTGGTATTGCAATACCAACAACAGCAAATCCAAATAACTACGGACAATTTGTAAATTCATTATATAAAGCGGATTTCAATCGTGCAGCCGACACTGGCGGATCAAATTACTGGGCACAGCAATTACAATCTGGAGCAGCAACACCACAGCAGGTAGCACAAGCCTTTGCCGCTTCACAAGAATCCCAAAGCATGAAATCTGCGGGTGAAACTCCATCAACTTTTATTAATCCTACAGATTTTTCAAAACTTGATCTCGCCTCGATGGGTATTACAGACCCCACGATGGCTGGTATATCTAATCTAGGGCCGTCCCCCGTGACGCCTGCGGATACGACGGGAGCTGGAACAAGTGATACAACGCCAGCAACAGACGGAAGTTTAACAACAACAGGTAATCCATTAAGTCCAAGTGACTACCAGAATTTTCTAACAAGTCTTTATCAGCAAGATCTAGGTCGCGCAGCAGACGTTGGTGGTCAGCAATATTGGCTTAATCAATTACAGACAGGAGCCCTAACCCCTGACCAAGTCGCAGCTAATTTTGCGTCGTCATCGGAAGCAGGCAATTACGACACAACTTCCATTAACAACATGATTACGAACCTGACAGGCGGTCAGTTGGGTTCTGCCGATACTCAAGCTCTTGTCAATCAAATTCAATCCGGCAACATGAGTTTAAGCGATGTTGCAAGTTATCTTGGCCAGACTGCACAGGGGGCACAAGGCTATTGGAATAGCTATAACGGAGTTAATTTAGATACATCTGCACCTACAAATACTGTAGGCCCAAATGATTTTGCGTCTGGAACAAATGTCAGCGGAAATGTTTCTAACGCAAGTATTATTGACCCGTCAATAACAGCTCTTCCTGCATCTGTTAAAAGCAATATCGCAGATATGGGAAATCTTGGTTTTTCTCCGTCTGCCATTTCAAGTCTGTTATCTGGTCAAGGGTATAATATACCAGCGAATGCCATACAGAGTTCAATGTTTGGCCTGATTTCATCTCCAGCAACACCGGCTGCGTCAACAGGATCTAGTTCTAGTGAAGGAACGCCAAGCACTGGCGGCAGTTTAAGCACGACCGGAACGCCGATAAGCACCGGAACGTATACAAACCCAACAACTAATGTCAGCACTGGCGTTCCGAACGCCAGTATGATTGACGCGTCTATTCAATCATTACCGTCTAATGCCCAGCAAGCAATTGTAGACATGAGTAGTTATGGCTATTCGCCGTCTACAATTTCTACTGTATTAAGCTCTCAAGGATATAATATTCCAGCAAATGCTATTCAATCTTCTTTATATGGGCTGGTTACGCAAAGTGGGAATAATCTTATAACGGCAAATGATTTTGCTGGTAATATTGCATATCAAAAAGGTTTAGGTCAAACAACTTCTGGAATACCTACAGATCCGGCGTCACAAAATATTGTGCCGCTAAGTCAGCCAACAACGATGGTTGATGAGCCGACGACACCTAATGTCATTCCAAATGTGATGCAGCCACAGCAAACGCTGCCAGCTATTAACATTTCGGGTAAGCCTGCGGCTATAGTTGATCAGCCAGCATCACCTAGTGGCATTCCAAATGTTATGCAGCCGGAAACACCGGCTCCTGCACCTAGTTTAATAGATCAAATTTCAGCGGGCATAAAAAATATTACGCAGCCTGTAACAAATACTATTCAGAACACAGGACAACAAGTAGTCGATGCAATTCAGGGAAATGGTCAGGCAGCACCATCATCTGCGGATTATGGTTATCAAGGTTTTATGGATACATTAAACAGTGGGTTAAAATCTGCTGGAAATAATATTGGCGCAAAAATAGATGCCGTCCAAAACGCTATACAAGTTCCACTAACTGCTGCTCAACAGGCAGCATTGGGGCTAATAGCAACAAATGAAAGCGGCGGCAATTACAATGTTATTCTAGGAGATCCGACTACACCCAATGGGGCAGCGCAAGGAGATATTGCAAAATCTGTTGGGTATACGGGCAATTTAGAGAATATGACGCTTTCGCAAATTAATGCGATGCAAACAAAGATGTTAAAATCTCCAGCAAACAATAAAAATTCATCTGCCATAGGAGCGTATCAATTTACACAGCAAAATCTTTTTGGATCTAAAGGAAAACCAGGGCAACTGGCACAACTTGGCATTACGCCAGATATGTATGACTCAATTAAGTTTACCCCTGCTCTCCAAGAAAAACTTGCCGCAAATACTGCAATAGAAAAAAGAGGCATGAATTTATCTAACCCATCCTCTTGGGGGAAGGGAGCAAAGCAAGAATGGACGTCGGTAGGAAAATCACTAGCAGCGCCAGGGGCTATACAAAAGGTTCGCGCAGCAGGAAGTGGCCCTTCTCAAACAGTTGGCGGTCAACCGGCACAAGCATATAAACCAATCGTTCCTGTTAACGCTCCTATAGTGCCAAGCACCGTAACAAACGATCCAAACGCGGCGGCGGATGCGCTAAAAAATATAAATACGACTGCTGGAAATCAGATAATCCAGCAGACGCAGGGATCTACGGCGCAAACTGGTTTGCCGACAAGCAATGTTTCAGGATCAGATGCACAAGGCACTCTAGAATCTTTACCCAGTGTAAATTCTGGTTCTATTTCTACAGATCCAAATGCGGGAGCCCCATCAGATCAAGGAGCAGCGTTAAGTGGTGATGGGTCGCAAATGGTAGCCTCGACGTCCACCGTTCAAGTTCCGGTACAGGTTCAAGTGCCCAAAACGATAACTGTTCCGGGGCAAATGAAAACGTTTACGGGGCCGGATGGTAATAGCATTAGCTATCAAGAGCCTGCGACAACCAAAACCGTCATGACGACACAGACGCAAATGCAGTCGAAGGACGTAACGACGCAAGTTCCGGCGTGGCAAAAAGAAGGATTTCAATCGCAGGCGGATTATCAAGCAGCGGTGGATAATGGCAACACCAGCGCCAGCCAGTATTATGCTTCCCCTGAATATGCGCAGGCACAGCAAGAGCAGTTAAATGCGCAGGCACAAAGTGAGGGGTTTTCTAGCTATGCAGAAAAGCAAGCGGCAAACGGCCAAAGCCCGGCAGATTATTACGCGCAACAAAATGGTTACGCTAATGCGGCAGCGGAAAATGCAGCCATAGAGTCAGTCCAAGAAGCAGATAGTGGTGAATATGGAGGTAGTGGGCGAGACATAGGCAATCGTGGCGGTCGCATGACTAAGAATAAGCTACAGAAGAAAGCTTTAAAAATATCTGATGAGTTAACTCGCAGCGAAAAAGGCGGCGGCGGCCCTACAATTAGTCCTTACGGATTTGTTACCCCTGACAGGTCAAAAAAGAACCCTATTCTAGAGCATAACCGTCTACACCCTAAGTCTTACGAACAGCAAAAAGCAGAAGCTGAAGAGTTGGCAAAACGTAAGCCGGTAGATCAGTGGTATGAACCGTGGTCTGAAAAAGAAGACCGTGGAATGGCCATATATCCTGAAGATTATCAAAAAGGTAATTTAGGACTAGGCCGATATGCTATGAAAAAAGGCGGAACGATAGAGGATGCATGTGGAGGGGCATACAGCGGCCCCGCAAACACAGGAACAACAATTTCAGGAACGTTGACAGGTGTTAGCGGACAAGGGGCAGGGCAATCATATTCTTGGAAAAGAGGCGGTCGAGTTAATGACAAAACCGATACCCTAAAAAAACCCAATCTAGGAAGGACTGATACAATGCATGATGATATTAAACACGCTCTTCGCCTAGCATTGGGACGTAAACACTATGCAAATGGCGGATCTGGAACTTGTAACGCGTCTAGTTCAAATAGCTTTACGCCTTTCCTAGATAACTTGTATCAGCAAGATTTAGGAAGAGCCGCTGACCAAGGCGGTGAGGAATACTGGGCTAACCAAATGGCTAACGGCATGTCGCCGGAGCAAGTCGCTGCTTCATTTTATAATAGCCAAGAAGCGCAAAACCGTAGACAAAATAATCCACAAATGCCGACACAGACACTAGGGTTGGGACAAGCTGCTTATAATAATCTCCCGCCATCTATGCAGGCACAAGCACAATCTTGTCAGCCTAATCCAGCACAACCTGCAATGCAATTAATGGGAGGGGGCTGTTCTACACCACAAGGGTTCTATGGGAATCGTGGTATGGATGGTAACAGAAATAATAATTTTATTAATAATCTGTATCAACAAGACCTTGGGCGTGCTCCTGATCAATCAGGAGGTCAATATTGGCTTCAACAGATTCAAAGCGGTGCCATGACGCCACAGCAAGTTGCACAAAACTTTGCAAATTCATCCGAAGCTAAGTCATATCAACAAGCAAACCCTAATAATCAACAATTCCAATTCCCATCTGGGCGTAACAATTTCGGAGGTTATGGTAATGGAACCAAGGGTGGGTATTCCATGCCGTCTCAACCAGTAGGCGGCGTTGGACAGCCTCCTAATATTGATCCTGCGTTATTACAGCAAATGCGCGGTCAGATGCAGGGTGCTCTAGGTCAAAATCAGGGAAGCAACGGCACAAAAAGCGGGTATGGTATGCCGCAGCAACCATACACTGGCCAAGGCAACGGCCTGAAAAACGGTTATAATCCTTCTCAGCCAACTAATGTTCCGGCTATGGGTACAGGTCAGCCTATCGGCGGTGGAGGAGCTACCCCACAGGGATACGCTCAAGCAAACAATATTCCTTACCCACAACCTAACGCACAAACAACCCCATTGAATGCACCTGCCGCTTTAGGATTTGCTCGAGGTGGTAAGGTAAAACAACGCAAGCATAAAAACGCGAAATCTAAGGCTCTTAGTGTTGTAAATAAATTTACAGGAAGAGAGTAACAGATGAGTTTTTACACAGATGTTATTAAGAAAGACCCGCGTTTTTCTTCCGTAAATATTTGTAGGGATATGGCTCTTCTTGAGCCATCCTTCCGCGCTAAGGTTCAGTCATTAGTGGCGCAAGCATCTAAAGATGGGCATGACATTAGAATTGCGGAAACATTCAGGTCTCAAGCTAGACAGGCTCATTTGTTCGAGCAAGGATACACTCAACTTAAGAATGTTGGCGTTCATAATTACGGACTAGCTTGCGACTTTAATTTGTTTATAGATGGCGTTTATCAGTCTGACGGAGCCAAATATAAATTCCTGCACGATTACGAAAAGAAATTTAGAATAATTAGTGGTCAGTTGTGGGGAACGCCGTGGCAGAAGCACACGTTTACAGATTGGGACCACATACAGGGCATACCTGTATTTCGGCAAGGCTCTCTCTTTAATGGTTCTTGGTATCCTGATAATAACTATGACCCAATAGCTGACACGATAACGCATTATGGATCTGTGGCTACAAAATATTATGGGTGACAATATGAAATATAATATTAATCGTCACTTAAATATTATACGCAGGAATAAGAAAACAACTTTCGTTGGACTTGCTGTATTAGCAGGAACCGGAATTAAATGGGGGCTAGGAGCTCCTAGTCCATCAGATATCCCAACGGTTGCCTCTTCTTTAGTAGAAGTATTGATTGGTCTAGGTTTATTACTTGCTAAAGATTATGATGTGCAGGGAGTTCCACATGACGAACAATAATCTGCACATTAGTGACAAAGGATTAAATTTAATTAAAAAGTCAGAGGGTTGTTCTTTAGAGTCATATATTGATACACACGATTCTCATGGAGCCCCACTATGGGCTATTGGATATGGTCATACAAATAAAGCCGGACCTCCTAATGTTACGGCTGGTATGGTTATTACACAGGATCAAGCAGATCAAATATTAAAGCAAGATTTAATTCCATATGAAAATTCAATTAGAAATTTAATAACTGTTCCATTAAACCAAAATCAATGGGACGCATTGTGTTCTTTTACTTTTAATGCTGGAGCGGGTAATTTAAAAAAACTTGTATTGGCTAGCCAGCTAAATGACGGGGATTACTTGGGTGTGGCTCCGGCTATGATGAATTTTAATACCTCCCAAGGCAAGGTTCTTCTTGGTCTCACAAGACGTCGCAAAGCTGAAGGCGACTTGTTCAACACACCCGTATCGTAGGGCATTAAAATGAACGAAGATATTAAATACGCTCTGCGTATCGCTAACCGCTTACCTTCTCGTCGTCGTTTTGCGACTGATGGCGGCGTTGATATTGGAGCTCCTTCACATGAAGAAGAGAAAGCCAGAAATAGATTTTTGAGGGAAGAACTAAAGGGCTCCGCTCCACAGTATGACCCTTCAGCCGGAATGATGACGGGAAAACAAGCCGCTCTGTTTGGAGCCGGACTATTACCAGGTTCCGGTATTGCTTCTGCGGCGGGTAAATTTCCTACTGCGGAAGGAGGATTTGAGCCTTCGTTAGCAGAAGATTTAAGAAATAAAGAATACTTATCAGCCGGACTCAAAGGTCTTGGAGCTGCTGGTGACGTAGCGTCTGCTGTTCCCGTAGTAGGGACAGCACTTGGTTCTGCATTGAAACTACCGCTAGCCACTAAGATGGCTATGGCGATGGTTCCAAAAGCAAGCGGAGCGGTAAAGGAAGCTGTAGAACTAGCAAAATCTCGTCCGGCTAAGGCAGCAAAACCGTCTTCAGTAGCGCAACCAGTAGTAAAATCAGCGCCACCTTTTGTATTGTCATCCACAATACAACCAGGTCAGGCTAAATCTCTAGCAAACGACACGCGTGTTTCTACAAGGTTCCCATTGGGTGTTTCTAAGGTTGGGGACGCCCTTAGAGATGATCTACAGATTGGCTCAGAGCATATGTCGTTGAGCCCAGAGGTTTTTGCTCACAACATGAGCCTTGTTTCAGAATACCCAGGGCTTTCTCATACTAAAGGCATGAGTCCTAAAGAAGCGCGTGAAGCGTTCTTACAGCACGGCACGAAGAACCTTGTATACTTATACAATAATTCCCCTAAAGCCATACAGCAAAGGTCTCGGCTTTGGTATGAAGGTGCCAATAGAATATCTGACGAACTTGCAAAAAGATATGGTATTCCTAGACAGTCTATGTCCGCATCCATAGCAGCTCTTTCTCCTCAGAAAGACTGGAATATGAATGCTTCTTTGGCTGAACGGACGGCGGATATATTATTTGGCGATCAGGCTCACAAGCCTATGACGCGTCAAATGATAAAATACGCACAACGCCCAAGCACCAAACAAGACCCTAATTTTATTTTGGACAACCCAGCCAACTTTGATCTTTATAGACAAATGAAGGGTGCGTCTTTGCATGACCTTCATGGCAATCCTGAAGCTCAGGCAATGTGGGTTAGATTATATGATGAGGCCCATAATCCTAAAGCATTTAGGGCAATTACTCCTGAAGGAGAATATGGCGACTTCATGCGAAATGCCAACGGCAAAACTAGGAATGTCGCTTGGTCAAGCTTGGATATGATTGAAAAGGCTATAAGATCGCTACAGTCAGGTGGTCATATGGATACCATATCTCCATTATTAGGAGATAAGCATAAGGTCAGAAGCTTCTTTAATAATATAGAGTTGCCAAACGATCCACGTGGTGATTTTACTGGGGACACTCACCAAGTAGGCGCTACGCTATTACTACCAGTATCCCAAAAAAGTCCTTCAGTTTCTCATAATTTCGGTGTAGGTTTGTCTAAGAAAGACCAGCCTGAAGGCTACCGTGCCGCTAAAAATATTAAGCTTCACGGCGTTCACGGGACCTACGGGCTTTATGCAGATGCTGGAAGAAGAGCAGCCGCAGAATTGGGTATGCTTCCTAGAGAAGTTCAGTCTTCTACATGGGAACCAGTAAGAGAATTGTTTAAACCTGAATATAAAAGAAGCGCGGATGCGGACTTAATAGAAAAAATATGGAGAGCTAAAGATGCAGGACAGATCACAGACGACCAAGCACGAGACGCAATCTTCCAATCCGCTGGCGGAATTGGAACACCTGAGTGGGCGAAGCTCAACTTTACGCCGATTGATCCGCGTCGGGGGTCCACTTACCGCTAAGGCTTATATTGAATCAAATTGGGTGTCCAAATCTGATATTCCTGAAGAATTTGATCCAGAGGATCAGGAAATAATCAACGCATTAGATGATTTGCAAGAGATGATTAAGACTAAACGTAAATAATAAGATTATTTAAATAAAACGTTAATAATATAGTAGTATTATTACGTCTCTCATATCATGGAGATAACATGACTATATATAAATACGGTTGGAAGCGACAGTCGCTTGACCACCGAGATATTAAATATAACGCATCTCCTGTAGACCCCCAAAACCCTATTGATCTACGCCCCCATATGCCACCTGTTTACGATCAGGGACAAACGTCTAGTTGTGTCGCTAACGCGACCGCTGGTGCTTTCCAATATTCACGCATGGCGCAAAGTCTAGAAAACTGGACGCCTAGCCGCTTGTTTATTTACTGGAATGCGCGTAGCTATGAAAACGGTACGGATACGGACGGTGGGTCTGAATGCCGTGATGGCGTAAAGGGTGTGGCACAATTTGGTGTTTGCCCAGAAGTTGAGTGGCCATTTGATCCGTCTTCTGTTGTTGCAAAGCCTAATCCTGAAGCGTATCAAACAGCGTTACACGCGAAGGCCACTCAATACGCCGCCGTTAATCAGAGCCTTGAGCATATCTTATCGTGCTTAAACCATAAGTTGCCCGTAATATTTGGGACTAACGTATTCCAAGCATTCGAAGGCCCTGAAGTCTCCTCAAACGGCATTGTTCCTATGCCGTCTCCGACTGAGAGAGCCATAGGCGGACACGCTATACTGATTGTTGGGTGGAAACCTGACACTCAGGAGTTTATTGTCAGGAATAGTTGGGGAGAAGGATGGGGAGATAACGGTTACTGCTACTTCCCAAGAGATTACATTCTTAACCCAAATTTATCATCCGATTTCTGGGTGATTTACTTAACATCAAGGGACTAAACAATGAAAAAGTTATTACTTATTCCGGTTTTGGCGTTTGTCTTAACTGGGTGCAACACAACCAGCCAAGCAAACCTGACGAAAATCATCTCTCAGGTTCAAGATGCAGCTGTTGCCGCTTGTCGCTTCGAGCCAACAGTAGCCACCATCACTTCCATTGTGACGGCTAATCAGGCTGCAACTGCTATTCAGATTGCTGATTTGATTTGCGGAGCAGTAAATGGAACGACCCCCACGCCCAAAGCGGGTGCTGGTCCTATGTATGTGACCGTTAATGGGCAGAAGATTGCCGTAACGGGCAATTTTGTAAAGTAATAACTAACACAAAGAGCGGTTTCTTTTACTTGGGGCCGCTCTTACTAACATTGTTGATATTTATATAATATTTTAGTATAATGATTGAGAGTTTTGTCAATTTTGACGTTTTCGTCCTGCGCTAGGGCGGCTTTAACGCTTTTGGTTGGCCACCAAGGGTATAAAAATCCTAAAGAACGCTTCATTAGGTGCCTTAATCCTATAGGAATCATCGATATGGCACATGAGTATAAAGAAGAAGCCAAGGCTTCTCACGAGAAAAAGCTTAAATTGTACGGCAAGGAAGATGAAGTCGGCAAAAAAGCTAAAAACTGGGCTGGATTTGACGCTCTGAATACTAATGAGCAGCGTGGTCTTAAGCCTATTGATAAGGAGCCAGAGCTTTCCAAAGATACAGCCCCACGCATCATGCGTAAAAAGGGTGGGCGTGTCCACGGAGCAGAATCTTTAAAAAGATTAGATAAGGCTCCTCGCAAAGGTAAACAAATGGGTGGGCCTATGGGGATGCCTTCGATGGCTCCGGCTATGGCAGCTCGTCCTGTCCCCACGCCAATGCAGGCATCTGCAATCGCCAACCGTATGCAACCATCTATTGTAGCACGTAAAAAAGGCGGGAAGGTAGAAGAGCATCCAGACGAGAGAGAAGATCGTGCTCTTGTTAAAAAGATGGTTAAAGAAGATGCTCTGACGGGTAAGTCTCGCGGCGGCATGGCTCGCAAAAAATACGCTGACGGTGGATTGCCGTCTCCAGAAGAGGCTATGCGGTCAGCACAGCGTCTAAAAGAATTGCGTTCAATGCCAACCCCCAACCGCCGCTCCCCTCCTATGGGTTCTGGAGTGCCTTCTGCTGACAGAAATGCATTAGGTAACATGCTTCGCGCTCCAACTTCTGCTGATTATCGCAAGGGAAATCTTGGCGATGGTGAGTATGCAATGAAACGCGGTGGTCGTGCAAAGCGTGCTGACGGCGGCATGTTAGGCATGGGCGAGCACGGTAAATCCAGCAAAAAGGGCGGCGGTAAAACAACCGTTAATATTATTATTGGAGCCCCAAAAGGCAGTGATGCTGGCCAACAGGGTGCATTTCCTCCTCCAATGATGGCTGGATCTCCACCCTCTATGGCACCACCTTCTGCTCCTCCTATGGGTGCTGGACCGCAGCTTCCTCCTAATCTTGCTGGTGGTCCTCCAATGGCACCTCCAATGGGTGGTGCATTACCTGCAATCGCTGCTGGTATGCCGCAAGGTGGCCCTCCGATCCCACGCAAAGACGGCGGGACAGTAAAGGCAGGAATACAAGTGCCTTATAAAAAACCAAAGCATACGTCTGAGGGTTATCTAAAGATGGATTTTGGTGCTGGCACAGGATTTGGCCGTATGCAGAAAGGCGATGCCTACGGAGCGAAGCCGATTAAAAGTAGAGACAATTACTAAAAATAAAGTCCCCAGCAGTGTATCGCTACTGGGGACTTTCACTTCCTTGCAGAAG